GCTACAGGAACAGAGTTAAGACTATCTTGGAGAGTTAATGGCTTTTGGGGTGAAGTTTATAGGGTGGGATCCAGTTATCCAATCCAATACATGGATAAAGGAAAAATTAAAACATGCAACCTCTCAGTAAGACAAAAAAGAAGCCAAGAGCTTAGAGAAAATCTTTTAGACTTAGAAGAATTAAGAGAATATGGATATAGGATGAAGTTTCCTGCCAAGAGCGGAGATTTAAGTGTTAGGTGGTGTAGTGCTTATTTAAAAATAGTAGTGGGTGATACTGTTATCAGAAATCTAGAACAATTTAAAGAACTAAAACAGCTAGGAACTGAAAGGCATAAGTTCCCTGCTAAAGGCGGTTGTCATAGTGGCAGGTGGTGTAGTGGATCATTAAAGGCTAGTGTTCAAGACAGTGTAACCTCACATGTTGAATCAATTAAAAGTAACTCAAAAATATTAGTTATATCAGGTGAAAGAAGAGGTGAGAGTCCAGGTCGTTCAAAGTATAACGAAATGGAGATTCATAGAACCAATGCATTAGCTAGAGCAAAGAGATTGGTCCACTGGTGGAGACCTGTTATAGATTATAGTGAAAAAGATATTTGGGAAGTGCTTAAGAGAAATAATTGTAATCCTCACCCTTGTTATAGGGTTGGATGGAATAGGTGTAGTTGCATGATGTGTATTTTTTCTTTACCCAAGCACTGGCAGGGTATTAAAGAACTCTTCCCAGAGTGCTATAACGAAGTCTGTAAGGATGAAAGGATACTAGGGTTTACTTTAGATAATAAAAAGACCATGGAAGAATATATAGAAGGTGCTGAAAGTTGCCTTGATACCTCAGATATTGAAGCTATACAACAAATAAAAACAGGTGACTATAAATCAGAGGATATATTTTTAAAGAGTGACTGGAAGTATCCGATAGGGGCATTTAACGGAAGTGATGGAGGGCCATGTTAAGATGTTTAATTAAAAGGGAGTTGAACCCATGAAAATCTTAAGTCAGCCAGTACAAATACTAAAATCAAAAGAAGAAAATGGACATACCTTTCTATTGGTTGGCTTAAATACTCCTTTGGAGGAGGTACTAAAATACAGCACCAAAGAAGGACTATATGGAGTAATTAAGTTCTGGGATTCTCGAAGAATAACTAACGAGCAAAGAAAAATGATTTTCAGCACGGTAAAAGATATAGCAGACTTCCAAGGGGATCCCAGAGAACTAATAAGGTATGACATGATATCAGCCTATGCAGACTTTGAAGATATAGAGTTCTTTTCTCTTAGTGATTGTAGTCTGGAAACTGCAAGAGGACTTATAAACTACATTATGGAGTATGCGATAGAACATGACATACCACTAACAGGCAGGGGGATAGACAGGACAGACGATATCGATAGGTACCTTTACATGTGTATAAAAAATGAAGTATGCAGTCAATGTGGTAAGCCTAGTATTATCTACTCAGTAAGGGACATGAAGCTATCTCTATGCGATATATGCCACGATATAGCCAAATTTAAGGGGTTAGAAGAATTTGAAAAGCTATATAAGATTTATCCAATTAAAATGGATAAGGAATAGGGGTGAGAATACTAATAAGCGATTAAAAAAGAAAAGGAAGAAAATAATTGATGAAAGATACAGGTTTATAAATAGCCATATAATTTTGAGTGGTAGAAAAAATGGTAAAACTTATACGTTTAAGCAAATTACAAAAGCCTTATTTAGTAATCAGTACGCTCCTTTTAAAAAGATAAAAAAATTATATAATAAAATTTTTATAGGAATGGATATGGGAAATGAAAAGGATTATAGCGTTAAAACAACATGCAGAATTAGCAGTGGAAAGATAACAGTTTTAAAAACAGAAATACTAAACTAATTAAAGTTAAGGAGGAATGAAAGTGGACGAATTACCTGAAAAAATAATAGGTCTTGACCAAATGAGGATTAAAAGAGGCTTAGGCAAAATATGCAAGTGCGAAGATAGAAAATTTATTATTGACACAGACAATAAAAGAATAACATGTGCAAGTTGTGGCTCAGCAGTTGACCCATATGATGCCTTATATGATTTAGCATATCAAGACGAAAGAAGAAATACGCAACTTGAAATTATGTTAGAGCAAAGGAAGCAGATAGCAACCTATAAACCATATTTAATAACAATCAAAAGGCTTGAGGAACATTACAGAGGACATAAAATGATTCCTAATTGCCCGAGGTGCGATGAACCATTTTATTTGGAGGAAATAGCACACTGGACAGGCAAACCGTATGCAGATGCAAGAATTAAAAAGTATAAAGAAATTAATGAGATTAAGGAGGAATAGAAATGATTATCCAATTATACAGGCAGTCAAGATATAAGGGATTTAAAGAAATAGTTTACGCTACTATAAAGATTGATGATGCAATTGAGTTCTTTAAATCAGAGAAATTTCTAAGCTGGTTTGAAAAAAATAAGGATTTGTCAGCTAAGATAAATCCATCACTTACAAACTACCAAACATATAAAATATTTATTGGGGGCGCAATAGAATCAAAGAATAAAGGAAATGAATATGAGAGTAGTTTAGGATTTAAAAACTTTAAAAAGATATGGGGAAAATTGATTGAATTTAAGGAGGTTTAAAGGTGTTAAAAACATTAATAATAACAAGCTTAATAGTAATAGTTGTTGATATGCTTGTAGTGGCAATGAGCTTAATGAAAATGAGCAGCATATGGTCGAGGATAGAAGAAGAAGAACTAGAAGAAAAAGAACTAGAAGATATATATAAGCTAGAGCCAGCAAGTAAGGAAGAAATGAAAGAATTTTGGGAGGGAAAATAAATGAGAGATATAAAATTCAGAGGTAAAAGAGTTGATAACGGTCAATGGGTATATGGATATTTATTAGTCTATAAAGATGGAACGAACACGATAACCACAGAAGCTGAAAGAACATTTACCCACAACATAAATGGAAAACCATTTTATAGTATCTACTCTAAAGAATGTGAGGTTATCCCAGAAACAGTAGGTCAATATACAGGGCGAAAAGATATGAATGATAAAGAAATTTATGAGGGCGGCAGGGTTAAAAATAATATATGTTTTGAAGGATTTTGGATAGGAATTGTTACATTTGATGAAAAGCTAGCTTGTTTTGTTATAAATAATGATTCTACACAACAATTTATGTATGATACAGATTTAGAAGTTATTGGGAATATTTATGAAAATTCAGAGCTGGTGAAACCATGAGCCAACCAATATGGACAGAGATGGACAAGTGGGCTTATGACATAGAGTGCGAATATAAAAAAACTGGTGAATCCACACCTAAGCTTAGAAGACAATATATTAATATCTGTGCTATAAGAGATAAATTATATGATAAGTATGTTAATAAAATAAATGAACTAAATACTTATGATAGTGGGTATACGGTTCCAATTACGAAATATTGCAGTGAAAGATATGGGCCGCCAAACTCACCACCAATTCCACCACCAATCCGATCCCAAGGAGGGAAAAGGCTATGATTAAGCCAATAGTACAAACATTATTCCTTCTGATAATAATATTTTTCATTATAAGGTCGATAATATTTACTAGTGATAATAAAAAATTAAAGGGTATAGCAAATATACTTTATGGGATATTAACTGCTTTATTGATATTAATTTTAAGGAGTTGAGGGAATGGCTAAAACCGAAACGACATTACAACTCGAAAAAGATATTTGGATAGCTACCCATAAACAAAGTGTATTTGGTTGCTATGAGGTGACCATAGGATGGTTTGGGCGTGAAAGAGTTAATTATATGACCTATGACACTAATGGAGTATGGAGATGCTACGAAGTTAAAATATCAAAGTCAGATTTCCATAGTAAAGCTAAAAATACTTTTATAGGACATTTTAATTACTATGTTATGACTAAAGAGCTTTACGAACTTGTAAAAGGTGAAATACCTAGCCATATAGGGGTTTATATTGGACAATCTAGTGTAAAGAGAGCTAAAAGGCAACCTCTAAAAGAGGATGAACAAACATTAAAAAATTCTATGATTAGATCGTTATACAGAGAAGTTGAAAAACAGATAAGAAGCAATAGTCCAACATTAATTGAGCAGATAACAAGACAAAGTAAACAATTTGAAAGGCAAATGGAGGACTATAGAAATAAGTATTGGGAGCTCATGAGAATAGGCAGAGAAAAATTCGGAGATAGATGGAATGAAGAAATTGATTTATAAGGAGTTAGAAATGAATAAATGTAATGATTGCCAAAATAGATTAATGACTGAATGCTCTAGATGCTTTAAAGCTTCAAAATTTACCAAGAAAGAGTTGAAAGAAAAGCCAATTAAAAAATTAAAGGGGCAAAGAGGATGACTAAAGAAGAATTGTCCAAGCTTAAAAAAATAACAGCCGAAGTTGAACAAATCAAACACGAACTAGAAAATATAAAGCCCGAATATGTAAAGGATTCAGTAAAGGCTTCAACTGTAGAATTTCCATATACGGAATATAACTTAAAAATAGGTGGTTATGATACAGGAGAATACGACCGTAAGGTTAAAAGAATACACAATAGATTAAACCGCAAGCTGGAAGAGCTCATGGAAGAAAAAGACATGCTAACAGAGTATATATGCAGTCTAACAGATAGCGACTTAAGACAAATACTCATGTATAGATATATAAACGGAATGACATGGCAAGAGATAGGGGCAAACATGAATTATTCTTTTGAAACGGTTAGAAAAAAACATGATAAATATATAAAAAGTATACCACCTAATACCACATTGAAAGGTATACAATAATATTGTTAAGAATTTTAATACTTTGATAGTCATTATCTTTTTCCCTCTTTTTTTAAATAAGGCATCCAATCGCGGACGCCTTATTTTTATATCTTTAATTATGAGGAGTGAGTAAATTGGATGATATAACCAAAGGAACGATTAAAAGTGAAAAACCTCCTTTAGGACTAATACCTAAGTTTGTATACCAAGAACAAAGAATAATAGATATAACTAAAGCTATAGAAAGATATACAGTAGCTAAAAAGACGGTACCTAGAGAATGGATAGAAGAATACAACGAATTAATTGGGAGTAGCAAATAACTACTCTTTTTATTTTATATAAGAGGTGAGAGTGTGAGATATAAATTTAATACCAGATGGAAAGAAAAAGAGTTACAATGCGCCTGCCTATTTGGCAATCCAGGCTGCGATAGATTTAAGGTCTGTGAAGTATTAGAATTCTCACTCAAGCCTTATGAAGGAATAAATGAGTGTATGGATCATGACAGTTTTGAGAGAAGACATGGTGTAATTATAGATAAAGGGAGAAATCATAAATGAGTAAAAAATTTAGTTGGGGTGAATACCTTAATAAGCATTTTGGGAAGAAAAAGAGTTATGAAGAACTTAAATACATAACAACACAAATAAAAATTCCAATGCCAGCAGTTAAACAAGTAAAAGAAATAATGCGTGAAAAGCAGGAAGATTTGCAGCCTTACATAGATGCTGCCACATTATTAAATTTAAGGTTTGTTGTTGAAAGTAAAGATATAGGTTCAGAAGAACATCCATTGATTTTTTATAGTTTTAGAATAGTAGGGTCAATGCTATGAATGAACCTAAATATATAGAAAGAGAATTAGAAGATCAGTTAATTAGAGAAGGCTGTCTTAGGTGCTGTATATCATGTAAAAAATATAAAACAGTAAAAGAACAAAGAGAGAAATGCCAGCCTTTAAAAGCTAGGACAAGGTCATATAAAAGAGAATTTAAATTTAAGGGACAAGTCTTAGGTGCGGAGGAAATCATAAATGATAGAGATAACTGTAAAGTCTAAATGCTCATGTATAGGTTGTAACAGTGAGGTAACTGAAACAATTAACTTTAGTTATGTCGGGATTGGGATGCCATTCTTCCCACCTATTCCTACAGACTGGCATAGGTTAGATGGTGACATTATATGTAATAAACATATCATAGGTGTTATGAATCAAGTAGAGGTGCCTAAATGAGTGGCAGATATATCCTAAGAGGTTATAGGGAATATAAAATTAAACATAATAATGTTAGAAAGATAGTTGCTAAAGGATTGATAGTTGTTTGGGGATTAAGTGTAGTGCTGATGTTCTGGAGATAATCGTTCGACATATAAAGGTATCTGCCTCCTTTTGTAGAAATATAAGGAAAGAAGGGAGGCGATTTTATGCATGAAGATAAATGGGAATTTTACAAAGATGCTGCTGATCAGTGGAGATGGAGAAGAACATCACCTAATGGCAACATAGTAGGTGCCTCAGCAGGTGGATATGCTAATAAATCCGATTGCACCGATAATGCTAGTAGAAATGGGTATAAAGGTTAGTTAAAAAAGAGCTCTTAACAGGGCTCTTTTTCCATGCTTAAAATAATCGAGGTGAGATATCTGGGTAGAAAAAGAAAGTATGAAGTAAAACCCACATGTGAGAAATGTAATAAAGAGCCTGAACCTAATAAAGAAACAAGTACAGATAACTGGAAGGTAATAGATACTATTTGTAAAGATTGTGGCGGTAAAGTTATTTTAGTTGCTTATGAATATGGCGTAAGAATATCTTAGTGAAATTTAAGGGAGATTTGTTTATGGTAACAGGATATAGTAGAGGTAATCCAATTAAATATATAAACAATATATGGGTTTATGAAGATGGTGTGTCAGTAGACAAAGAAGAAAGGCCATGTACGAGATGTGGCAGGATGCCTAACGAGGATGGTAGTGATGCCTGCCTAGGACATATAGAGGGTGCAACATCTGCATGTTGTGGACATGGAAAAGAAGAAGGATACATTATAGGAATGGACTTAGCAAAAGGTGATGACATGACAGCATACTTTGATGGCGTTAGATGGATGTGTAAGTAATGGGGGTTTAGAAATTGTATATAAGTAGTTATGTTGAGTATATAGCAATAACATATAGCATTGTAGTAATAGTTATTGCTACAAAGAACTTCTTAGAAACGTATAAAGATAATAAGAAAAACCAAGCCTTTAGAGATAAAATGTTGAGAGGTACTGTAAGTAATAGTCAAGTATATTGGATTCCAGCATCTAAGAGTGGACCACCTAAACCGCCAACAAGGCAAAGGTAATGGACGAAGCAACATTAGCAATATGGATTAATAAACTTATATGCCATCACAATATCAAAGCCTTTTACGAATCCCCAACATGGAGGGCTTTAAGAGCAGAGACACTAAATGACCAACACAACGAGTGCCAGATATGCAAAGGTAAGGGAATGGCTGAGGCGGCTACAATGGTTCACCATTTGAAGTATGTTAGAGATTATCCTGAATTAGCATTGACTAAGAACAATTTAATTGCGCTCTGCTCAAACTGCCATTATTTGATTCACCACACAATCAAGTATAAGAAGCAACTAAATGCTGAGCGGTGGTGATAAATCAAGAAAAGTCAAAAGACTTCATAAGAAAATAGGGTAGCTCCCGATAAGCACAGAACTCCACTGTGCTTTTTCTTATATACAAATATGGAGAATAAAACATAGGGAGAATGTTGAGTATGCTTACCGAAGAACAGAAAAAGGTTATCAGAGAATTAAGGAAAGAGAAACAAAGTTATGAAAAGGTAGCTGTAGCATTAAACATTAAGAATGGAACGGTAAGAAAATGGTGTACCGATAATCAATTAGGCGGGTATAATGGCAATGGACATGGAATAATAGGTAGAAGAAATGACAATACATTTGTGGAAAGAGATGGATATATTGTTGGCACTGATACAAAAGGTAGAGAATTTTACTTTGATAAAGAAGATATGCCAAAAGTAATTAAACGCTATTGGTTTGTTGCACATGATGGGTATGCGCATGCAAGCCATAAGGTGAGAGAAAAAGATATATGGCTTCATAGATACTTATTAGATACTGAGCCTGGTAAAGAAGTAGATCATATAAACCATAAAACAAATGATTGCAGAAAAAGTAATATGAGAGTTTGTTCACATAAAGAAAACATGCGCAATGTAAAGCTAGCATCCAACAATAAGAGTGGGTATAAGGGCGTTGGATATCATTATACAAAATGGAGAGTGAGGATAGTAGTTGATGGGAAGTCAATAAACGTAGGAAGATATGAAACGGCGGAGGCAGCACATGAAGCTTACGCAAAAGCATCAGAATTTTATCATGGGAAGTTCGGATGCATTGGATAAAATGACAATGCAGGCCATTAAAGAATGGGACTATTAGGAATGGGGCTATAGGCTGCCCCCCCGGTCTTAGGAAATGGAATTATATGGTAAACAGGGAGAACGGTATGAAGGGTAGACAAAGGAGATAAATCTCGCGTGCGAGGGAAAAATTAAAGCTGAGGAGGGAATCTAAATGGAAGCAGTCGATAAAATAAAGGAATCTTTAATAAAACAGTTAAAAAATAAGGATGCAGATGTAGAACATTTCCTAAGTTTAGTTGATGATTATATTTGGTATTGGAAACAAGAGAAGGAAATGCAAGATGACGTCTCTGATAATGGAAGAACCTATAAAGCATCTTCCGCTGCTGGTAAAGAGTATGATAAAGAAAACCCCTCCATAAAAAATGCTTTAATGTATAATAAGCAAAAACTAGCAATCCTTAAACAATTGGAGCTAACAACCAAGAATGCCTCGAGCAATACGAGTGATGAATTGTAATCTAATACCTGAGATACAGGATTATATCAATTGGGTGCGTAGCGGAAATATAGAGGTTTGCAAAGAACAATTATTATTGTGTGATTATACAGAACGTATATTTCTAACTGAGGAACTTTATATTAATGTGGAACAGCTTGAAAAGTATCTTGATTTGCAAAAGTACTTTCCGTTTAAACTTCTCGATTGGGAAATATTTTGTTTTACATTACATAATTGTGTTTATAAGATGGACGGGCAGTTAAGGTGGCCAGTCCTTTTTATTTTAGTAGGTCGTGGAGCAGGGAAGAATGGTTACCTTGCCTTTGAAGATTTTTGCTTATTAACTCCTGTTAATGGAATCAAATATTATTTTATTGATATATTTGCAATGTCTGAGGATCAAGCAAAAACTACATTTGAAGATGTCTATAATGTCCTGGAAGAAAATGAGTTAAAACTCAAAAATCACTTTCATTGGACTAAAGAAGAGATTGTAAATTTAAAGACTAAGTCAAGGTTAAAATTTCGTACAAGTGGGGTTAAAACAAAGGATGGTGGAAGACCAGGCAAAATTGATTTTGATGAATTCCATGCTTATGAATCCTCTAAGATTGTTGATACTACGACATCTGGACTGGGTAAAAAAGCACACCCAAGACGTACAATTATTTCAACAGATGGAGATGTAAGAGACGGTCCATTAGATAAAATTATAGCAAGAAGCGAATCAATTTTAGAAGGAATAATATCTGATAATGGGACACTTCCCTTTATGTGTAAATTAGATGACATAAAAGAAATTAAAAATAAGATTGCGTGGCCTAAAGCTAATCCAAGTTTACCTTTCTTCCCAATACTACAACATGAATTAGATATAGAATATGGTGATTATATACAAGACCCTATTTCAAATTCGTCCTTTGCAACTAAAAGAATGAATATGCCTCAAGGGAATAAAGATGTTGAAGTAACTAGTTGGGAGAATATTCTTGCAACAAATCAAGAAATGCCCGACTTTGAAGGAAACACTTGTGTTGTTGGTATTGACTATGCAAAGACTACTGACTTTGTATGTGCCGGACTTCTTTTTAAGTTTAAAAGCAAATATTATTGGATGTCTCATACGTGGGTATGTAAAAAATGCAATGACCTTGGAAGAATTAAAGCACCATTATTAGAGTGGGAAGAACGAGGTCTGCTAGATTTTGTAGATGCAGTTGAGGTATCTCCAGACATTCCTGCTGAATGGCTACAGGAACAAGCATTAAAATATAACCTAACTATTCTGGGTATGGATAATTATAGATACACATTGTTAGCTAAATCGCTTAAGGCGGTTGGATTTGACACAGATAAAACAGGATCTAATAATATAAGGCTCATAAGGCCTAGTAATGAAATGCTCATAGCACCTACCGTAACAAGCTTATTTGCTAATCACAGTATAGTATGGGGTGACAATCCATTAATGCGGTGGTATACGAATAATACATGCAAAAAGCCTGAAGCACATGATAATACAACCTACGGAAAGATAGAGCCAAAGAGCAGAAAGACAGATGGCTTTAAGGCTTTTATAGCTGCAATGTGTGTAAGTGAAGATTTAGAAGATGTTGGAGAAACAGTAGATATTGATTATGGAGTTTATACATATTAAAAACTAAGCTTTGGAAACAAGGCTTTTTATTATGCCCTGAAGGGAGGTGATAAATTGAAATTTACTGAATGGATATCTAGTTTTTTCGGTGTAGGGCAAGATTCTATTCCTGTAGACCAAAAGGAATTATCCTGTGAGGAGACCAAGCTAGCTATAGAGGTCTTTGCAATAAGCTCTGCAATTAATTTAATAGCCAGTGCAATTTCTAAGTGTGAATTTAAGACATATTTAAAATACGCTGAAAGTAAAGCAGACGAATATTATCTTTGGAATATTGAACCTAATAAGAATCAAAATTCAAGCCAATTTCTCCAGGCTCTTGTAACTAAATTACTCTATAATAATGAATGCCTTGTCCTTGATGTTGGTGGACAACTCATTATTGCAGATAGCTTTTATCAAAATGAGTATGCTGTCGTAGAAAACTATTTTACTAGTGTAACAAGTGGAACAATGTGTTTTAACCGCTCATTCAAAATGAGTGAAGTACTTTACTTCAAATTAGGTGATAACGATATTAGAGTTTTATTATCTAATGTGATAAAAGGATATAGTAATTTAACAAATATGGCCATGGGTAAATATAACCGCAGTGGTGGAAGAAAAGGAATTTTAGATATTGACGCAACCGCAACTGGAGATAAAAACTTTCAAACTAAATTTGATGATTTAATGAATGTCAGATTTAAGAGCTATTTCGAGGCTGAAAACGCTGTACTTCCATTACATAAAGGCTACAAATACACTGAGCAAGGTGGTGAAGCTGGTAAGAAATCATCTAGTGAAATTACCGATATAGTCGCTTTAACAAAAGAAATATTTGATAAAGTAGCTCAAGCTTTTAAAATTCCTCCGTCTTTACTAAGAGGAGATATTTCCGATATTGGAAGCCTTACAGACAATCTATTAACTTTCTGTATAGATCCGCTAGTAGATATGATGTCCGAAGAAACTAATCGTAAAAGATATGGCAAAGTTCCTTACCTGAGCGGCTCATATTTAAAAATTGATACTACATGTATACGTCACATTGATTTATTTAGTATATCGGTAGCATTTGATAAGCTGATTGCCTCAGGTGGCTATAGTATAAACGACTTAAGAGTAAAATGTGGCGATACAAAAATAGAGGAGGGCTGGGCAGATCAACATTACATCACTAAAAACTATGAAAAAATAGAAGCCTTAGGGCAAGAAGTGAAGGGAGGTTAAAAATATGAGCAAAACAAACTTTATAATTAAGCAGGCAGCCGTACCAGGCTCGATGGATTTATATATTTACGATGATGTTGCTGGTGATAGTACAGATTGGTGGAGCGGTGTTGTAACAGAAAGTGAGACATCTGCAAACTTTATAAAAAACCAATTAGAAGCTGCTGGAGAGATCCAAAATATAAATATTTATATCAATAGTTATGGTGGCGAAGTAAAAGAAGGACTAGGAATCTACAATCTTTTAAAAAGACATCCAGCTCAAAAGACAGTTTATGTCGATGGATTTGCTTGCTCTATAGCATCTGTTATAGCTATGGCAGGAGATAAGGTTATTATGGGCACGAATACTCTAATGATGATACACCATGCTTCCATGTGTGTTTATGGTAATGCTGAAGAACTTAGAAAAGCAGCCAACGACATTGAAGTAATAGACAGTGCAAGTTGTTCATCTTATCTTGCAAAGGCTGGTAACAAATTAACGCAAGAAGCTTTAATAACTTTACTAAATGGACAAACATGGCTTAGCGCTACCCAATGTTTAGAATATGGACTAGCTGATGAAATAGCTGGGGTAGAAGATAAAACTATAACGGTGGCAAAGCAAAGGCTTAAACAGTCCGTAGAGGATGAAATAAAACAACATAAGGATCCTTTAAAAGTTCCAAAGGAATTAGAAATACAGAAAACCAATGCTGAAAAATTAATGGCAGCATTAAAAATAAAATTCACGGAGGTATAAAAAATGAAATCAAAAGACTTAATCATGCAAGAATTAAAGGACAACTTGGTGGCAGCATTTAAAAGTACT